GTTGTAGATATGTTCACGTTCGTAGTTACGGAACAAATGGCGTATCTTATCAATACCGGCACCTTTTATATCTTCGTATGACAACAGGGAATTACCGGATGATTTCCAGCTTGCGTGAGCGTCTATCTGCCAACGGGCAAGCGAGTATTCGCTTTTGTTTTTGGTTACAGGTAGATCTGCGTATGCACGTGACGTATCTGTTGGCAGTTTGCGGAAAAGCAATACATATTCTGGGCAACCTATACCCATCTTAGAGCCGTCTTTGCACATTTCTGTATAACCCAATCTGTAAGTTTGATTATTCTCCCTTACGACATCCGTATCTACCGTGATACGTCCCATGTACCGGAATCCATGTTTCATGTAATGGAATACTGTCATTTCGCTAAACGGATCGATAGTCGGCATACCGTCGCCCGTAGCATTCCCAAACAAAACACGGTCTTTTACATGAATACAGGCAAGACGGCCGGGCTTCAAGATACGCATTAGTTCCGGCGTGAGGTAATCCATCTGTTCAAAGAACTTATCGTTATTCTCATTATGACCAAAG